GAGTAACGCCCCAGCTTCAATGAAGCCTTGGGTCAGAACTACAGATAAGCAGATTGAAGAACTGGAAACTGCTGTATCTAAAATTAGTAATGCCTTAAATGCTGGCAACAGTTCAATTGACCACGAACAGAATCAAAGCCTTTCAAATACATTCTCGTTCACCCCACTTGACGATGGCTCGACAGTAACCAACTCACAGGCGATGAACTTTACTGGGGCAATTACATCTGAGAGCGATGTTTCGATTGCTGGCTCACTTGTTGTCGGTGACCCATCTCGACAGGAATACGACCCACTATCTGGTGAGGCTGTCGGCTCAATTCCAAACCTAGAGGTAATCTCTGGTCAGCTTGAAATCAACCCAATCACGGAACTTGAATACTACACGACTGGCGAGTTCAATGTTACAGATACATCTTTCAATGTAGATGGATATGGTCTGATTCATGGTGATGGCTTGCAGATTACGCTAGCCAACGATGGTCAGGCTGAGCGTCAGAATATTGAGATTCTCGGAGCGACTGGAACTGGAACTGCTGAAACATTCCAGATTGAAAACAACGCAAGCAATGTTGCTATTTACACCGCTGGAAGATATGTAAACATCACAGGTGTTGACCCTGCTGGATATAACGGCAATAACCTTCTTGTGACATCCGTGAACACCGGTGTAAGCCCAATGACATTCACTGTCGCTGGAACTGAAACTGCAACTTGGGTTGCTGGTGGTTACTCTACCATCAATGACGCAAACAGTATCTACGAAGGTAAGCTAACTGTGCAGGGACCAGCTCCTGATTACAATGGTGTTACAGTTTCGCAAGACGGCGTGTTTGTTGGCACCAATGGTGGCGACCCTGCTCTTTCTGATGTTGTTCTAGACTCCACTGGCCTTACCGCACCATCCGCATTTATTGACCAAGCTGTTATCAATGGAACAAGGTTGTTTATTTCTTCTACTGCTCCAACGGCTGTAAACGATGGCGACATCTGGATTGATAAATCAGGTATCTTTACTCAGGGTAATTCTTATGTTTTGCCAAAGGCTACTGCGTCAGCACTGGGCGGTGTCGAACTATTCGATGTCACTGTGCAGACTGTGGCTGCCAACGCTGTCACAACCACAGCAGGTAAAACTTATGGAGTTCAGATGAACTCAGCAGACCAGTTAGTTGTGAATGTTCCTTGGACTAGCTCATTTGGCTATGTTGGCGGATATCAAACCACAGCATCAGCGTCAACTGGTGTAGCACTAACTGACATAAACTCGCTAACTTCAACTGGTGCTTTATCAATTAATACGCCAAGCGGTGCCCCTGCCTCATCTAACATAACAATATCTTCTGGAACATCTAGCACAGCTTCGACTGGCTCGGTTTCAATTAGCACTGGTATCACAACTGCTTCTACTTTTTCAACTGGTCAGCTACTTTTATCCACTGGAACACCTTCTTCTACTGGTGGTAACTCAGGTTCAATTACTATTCAAACCGGTGGAGGAACTGGCTCTTCTGGAAACTCTGGTTCTCTTACTATTGATTCCGGATTGCAGTCAGGTGCTGGAACGGCAGGTGCAATTACAATTGGAACTACAAGGGCATCATCTGTTAGTATTGGTAGAACTGGTGCTTCCACTACAATTGCTGGAACGCTAACCGCATTGCCAACGCTGCCATCCACTGCTCAGCAATTGTTCCTAGCCTCACCGACATCTGGTGCAGGAACTCCTGCATTTAGATACATTAGCACCTCAGATTTCACTCAGTCATCATCGCCAACAATCGGTCAGTCACTTGTTGCTGCACCAGTTACTGGTGGATGGTCTTGGGGTGGTCCATATCTAAACTTAACCGGTGGAACACTAACCGGTGGTCTAACTCTTGCTGCCCCTACCTCAACCTTGTCTTCAATGACCCTGACAACTGGAACTCAACCTACTCTTGGTTCGCAAACCTTTGGTCAGATTTCTGCTGGTGCTGAGTCGGTTGGTATCGCAACTACTAAAACAACTGGTGCTGGTCCGGGATTCGGTATCATCAAGGCTCCACAGATGGTCTTCTCACTTGCAGATGCACCTGTCGCTGCCAACTCGACAACTGGTGTTGCTGCTTTTGCTGCTGCAAATGACACGCTCTCTTCGCTTGAGGCTGGAAAGCTATACCGATTCAAGGGTAAGTATTATGTAACTTACACGGCTGGTGGAACTGCTGCTGCTTTGCAAATGCTATTTGCTTTTGCTAACGCTCCACAGGCAATCAAGTATAACTTTAGAACAACAAAAAGCACTTCAACAACCGCCCTTGAACTTCATGGAATTGGTGCTGTGGCGACTGGTGTCACTGTTTCAGCATCTAACCAAACAAGCGGAACGCTTACAGTAGAATTTGATGGATACTTTACTTCTAACGCAACTACTGGTGGAACACTAATCCCACAGATTGCTGCATCTGGAACCACATCTGGTGGAAGCTTTGTTGTTACCACTGGCTCATGGTTTGAAGTCCAGAAAATGGGAACTTCAACTCAAACTCTTATCTCTGGAAACTGGGGTTAATAAATGGCTACTACAAATGTAACAATGAATGGTGCTGTATCCACCAGCTCGGCAGGGTATGTCGGCTGGTCGCAGGTTGCTTGCAATGTCGCCCTGCCGTCAGTTAGCGTAGTTGGTGCAAATGGCAACGCCTACATGCAACTTACGCAAATGCGTCTTGGAATTAGCGGTAGAAGTGCCAGCAGAACTGTGCAGCTAGTTGTCTGGAACACCTCAAACTCCAAATTGGCAAACACCGCTAGCTTCACAGTTGCAGCAGCTACCAGTGCCAGCCAAACAGCTTACCAGCAACTAAGCTCACCTCTTTTAGTAAACCGCACAAGCACCTCTACTGTGCGTATGGGATTCTGGGTTTCTGGAAACGGCTCTATTTACTACCAGCGTGACGACACTAGCCAGTCAATGAACATTGAAGTTGACTATGGGAGCTCAACATCCTCAACTACTTTCGTAAATGACGCAGACCTGCAAAGTGCATCAAGCCTTGTTGGTGCCTATGGATACTATACTCTTCCGACTTCACCACAGTCAATTTCACTGACTGCTGGTCAAGCTCAAGTTACAGTAGACTGGACCGCACCATCATCGGATGGTGGCACAGCAATTACATCTTACACGCTTCAGCGTGCAACTGATGCTGGATTTACTACCGGAGTTGTCACAACCACTGGACTAACTGGACTAACTACAACTGTTACTGGTCTTACTAACGGAACTCCGTATTACTTCCGAATTTATGCAGTAAATGCAGTTGGAACGGCAGCAGGAACTGGAAGTGCTTGGAGAACTGGTGCATCATCAGTAACCCCAACAGCGTCATCTACTGTGCCGGGAACCCCAACATCACCAGCTGCTAGCCAGCAGACTCCACAGCTTTCTACTGGGCTAAAACTAACTTGGGTAGCCCCTGCGTCTAATGGTGGTTCTGCCATAACCAATTACAGCATCAAATATAGCACAGTCTTAGCAAACCTATCCAGTGCTACTCCAGTCCTAACTGGAAGCACAGCGGTAACTTATAATATAAATGGTTTGACCAGCGGTGCGACTTACTATATGCAAGTAGCAGCAGTAAATGCCATTGGAACTGGTGGATACTCTGATATTGTTAGTGCAACAACCTACACTCCGGCAACTGGCTCAAATGGTGTCATCAAGCGTTGGGATGCCTCCCTATCCGCTTGGGTCATCGTTGTATGATAGAATAGAATAATGGCAACCACAACACCTTATAGCATCTACTACCCAATCGCAAGCGATAGCGTAGCACCTTTGCACACCGCATTTTCCACTCTGGCTGACAGCGTAAACACAGCCCTAACTACATATGTAGCACCACTAACTGCCAACCAGCAGAATGGTGCATACACAGTTTCTAGCGTTGCTGCTATGAACGCACTTACCGGAATGGCTGCTGGCTCTACTGCGTTTGTTACTGCAACTAAAGCGTCTTACCAATACTCTGGAACCGCTTGGGTTCTAATGTATCAGCCTTGGACCGCTTATACCCCAACCGCTATTACAGGTGTCACAATGACTACCGCTAATTACATGGTTGCAAATAACATGGTTTATGTTCAGGCTAAGCTTACAAAGAACGCCACGACTTCAACTGCCACATCGCTAACACTATCGCTTCCAGTGACATCTGCTGCTGTAGTTGATACAAAGATGCCAATTGGTCAGGGTATCTTCAGCGACACTGCATCAACTACATCTTTTGGTCTTATGGTATGGCACGATTCCACCACCGCTGCGAGAGTTCTCTATGCTAACGGAAACCCACTGAAAATAAATAACATAAACTTGACTGGAAGCACTCCAGCTGCACTAAACAATGGTGACTACTGGACACTAAACTTTGCTTACCCACTACCATAGGAATTATAAATGGCTGAATCACTACACCCAATTCTTGCAAAGAATAACATCACGCCCGGAACTCCAGAGGCTGTTCTTGCCGTTGCTGGATACTTTGTCAAACTAAAATACGAAGAAGGACCAAAGAAGGATAACCTATTTGGTCGCTGGTATGGAATCAATCACACCGCTTGGTGTGCAGAGTTCGTAACCTACTGCTTTACAAAAGCAGGTGCTGGCTATGTTGTGCAGAATACACAAGCGAAGAAGGGCTACATTAGTTGTGGTGCTGGAATCAAGGGTCTAAAGAAAAAGGGTTACAAGCAGGTTGCTGTGAAAGACGCTCAGCCCGGAGATATTATTTTCTTTGACTGGGAGCACGACCACGACCCAGACCACACTGGAATTGTTCTAAAGAACAATCCAAAGAAGAAGACAATTGTTTGCCGTGAGGGTAACACTTCTCGTGGGGATGGCTCTCGTTCAAATGGTGGTCAGGTTGCGGAAAGAATTCGCTACTACACTAATGTCTTTGCCGTATTTCGCCCAGAGTGGAAGCCCGTAAAAGCAGCTGTAAAAGCCCCTGTAACACCCGTAGAAGCCCCTAAAGCAGCGGAGCCAGTAGTTGCTCCAGTTGTCCCAGTAAAAGCCCCAGTAAAGGCACCGGTGGCTGCAAAGCCAAAGAAACCAACCTTGTCTGGATACCTGAAAATCGGCTCAAAGGGAGTTGCTGTGAAATACCTCCAAGCTTCACTTGGAATCAAGGTAGACGGCATCTTTGGAAAAGCAACTCACGATGCTGTCGTGAAGCTTCAGGCAAAGAGTAAACTCAAGGCTGACGGAATTGTTGGTCCACTTACTTGGGGAAAAATCAAGTAAGTTATAATAGAATCATACAATGGGCGTATTAACCATTGGAGAAAAACTTGGACAAGAAGATTATCAAAGACCTAACTGGTCGCACAATTGCATACATTATCCTAAAGATTAGCGGAACATTCGTTGGTGCTTCAGTTATTGGGCTAGCCTTCTGGCAGTCTGCTGCTATGGCTGGTATTGCTGGCGTTATGGAAGTCACAGAAGAGATGTCACGCAACTACCTAAATGACGGCAAGATTAGCAAAGAGGAACTAGATGCTTCATTCAACAATCTCACAGAGGATGATGAAGCATAATGCCTGATGAATCAACTGAGGTTTTGATTGCGATTGGTCGCATAGAAGAGGGCATGAGATATATGAGGGAATCTATGGAACGAGTCGAAAAGAAACTTGACGCTCACGACAATCGCCTAACCGATGTTGAGCACGAAATCACCACGCTAAAGACCCAGCGTGACAATAAGCAAAACAACATTGCTCTTTGGTTGGCAATCATTGCAATTGCAGTATCTGTAATAAGTAACTTCCTGCCATAAGCAGGTCGGAAATACCCGACAAGAGAAAACCCCCAGCGATTAAACTGGGGGTTCTTCTTTGCCTATTTACTTCTCAGGCCACTTGTTGGTGATAACCAACTGTGCAATGATTGCGTAGTTAGCCAAGTCCAGAAACGAATCAATAAGTGCTTCGTTCTCTGGGTCTTTATCGTTGTCAATCAGGTGATTGATACGAGCCATCTTGTCGTGCATCCTCACACGCAACCCGTTTAGTGGACCTCCGGGACTCTGGGAGATGTTCTTTGGTCCGTAGTCCTCGTGCTTCTTGATGAGGATATCTACATTTGCTTTTGCCTGTTTGAATACATCATTTTTGAATTCCTCTGGAATCATTTATTCTCCTTCTTATCTAGATTGATTCGGTTTACCCATGCCTGACCAGCCGTTCCGCCCCACGCATCCCAAGCGACTCGCCCCGGCGAAGGGTAGCCTTCTTGACCAGCGTTGAAGCCAGTAGCCTTCTTGTCAACTGTGTGACGGGCGAAGTAGGATTTCATGCGAGCAATGGTGTCACGACTCACAGAACTACCAGATGCCAACTGCGAGGCACGCTTACGACCAACATCAGTAAATCCTGACCCAGCCTTTCCGTCAGCAATCCACTTCAATGCACGCCTTGCAGCGTTCTGGACTCCTACTGGTGGGCTGTATGTTGAATCTGCTGCCTCTGCAAAGATTGACTCCTTGCGAACATCACGAGGGTGAGTGCCTCCGGGTTCAACCTTCTCAGCCTGTGAGATGGCAACCATCTGGTCAATTGCACCTTGCTTTGTTTCGTGACAACCTTTTAGTTCGTAGTCACCATTCACTGTTGCCCAGCCCTTGCAGTCTGGGTGCTTGTTTGTTATGTAGTATGGCATTTATTCTCCGTTCTGTCGCTTCTTGTCGTTTGCGTAAAATCCGCTACCCTTGAATTCAATCGCTGGTGAGCTAAACACACGCTTGGCTTTGTATTCGCATCCGTCTGGGCAGACTACTTCCGGTGGAGTTGATTCCATTATAGAATACTTCACAGCAAGCTCATGCCCTGCTTCGCATTTGTATGTATACATTGGCATTTATTCTTCCTCCTCGTCATCATACTCATACAACTGTTTACATTCGAAGCAGTTCCCAGCATAGCATATTGCATCACAGTGCACACAAGCGAAGAACGCTTCGTTTATTCTTATTACTGGAAGACCGCAGGAGCAGAGGTATTCAATAAAGAATGACCCCTGCATCCCTTCGATTTTCATTTCATCGAAGTAAACTTCTAGCGAAGAATCTGCTTGTCCTGAAAACGCTCCTGCTCCGTGACTACCCAGCTGTTCATTCCCGGCTTGGTGTCGTGTCCTGTTGCCTCTTTGAAATAGTGACTTCCACCATCCATTGTTGGATTCTGAACCCATAATGTTGCCCCCCAATCTTCGAGTGCATCGTGGTGGAAGTGGTGGGTTAGCAACACATCCGACTGCCCAATCTGGTGTCGGTTTCCAGCCATAGTCTTATACCAGTTGAAGACCTTATTACGGATTCCAGTTCCACCTGTCTTACCATAAACATCTCCGTGTGTCAAGCCATAAGTCCAGTTCAAGACCTTGGTTGTGATTGAGATTTCTCTATCAGCAATCTCAAACGATACATGGCTATACATTGGGTCTGACTCGATTCCAAGCTGTGCCATTTCAAACACTAGCAGGTCATCATTGTCGCCAATGGTTGTGCGATTACCAGCAATGCGGTGCTCGCCGTGATTTCCCGGAACTACAACGACACGCACAGTTTCGAAGTGTGGTGCAAGTTGCTTGATGCCCTTGATAATCATTGCCACAGTGTTCTTGATTTGACCTCTGCGGTGGTCGTCAATTTCGTAACTCTGGTTCGGATAAATTACGCAACCCTCAACCATGTCGCCACCACCGAAGATAACCAACTCATCGAGTTTGCGACCAATCGAGCGAAGTTCCAAGATGCGTTTCTCTGCTGAGTCGAAGGCACTTTGAAGTCGCTCAATCAAACCTGCTGAGCCACCACCCTCAAGTTTAGCCATCTGCCAGTCTGCCCAGTCTAGGCAGAATGTAGAACTAGGAGCATCCTTTACCTTTGGAATAGAAACTGGCTTAGCCTGAATTGACTTCATCAGTTCAATAGCGTCAACCATCTCCTGCGAGGCTACTTCCTTCTTCTTTACAAGACCGAAAGAGTAACTGTGCTTCCAGAGCATCTTATTTAGGTCAACACTCCAATACTGGCGGTGTTTCTCCCAAAGCACAGTGGCAATCTCGACCTTATCTGGGTCGTGACCAAACTCTCGAAGAATCTCATCGTGGCTCTTGCCATTGATGTCGTTCTCAAGAGCACCAGTCTTCAGTTCGCCCTCATTACCTCGCCAAGTCACTTCAGCCATTTCATCAGTCTGCTTAGCGTGCGATGAGATATGATTCTCACTGCGATGCTTCGCAACTGTGGATTTACCCAGTTCGAAATGGCTGGCGATTTCACGAGCCGAAAGCCCCTGATGAAGCATTGCTTCTAATTGTGCATTTGGAAGCATATCACATAATTTGCATTTAGTCATTACCCCATCCTAACTCTAGTGTTGGCATATGTTTTGTATTTCTCAAGTATACCATGACATGACGGACAGCATCCATTGCGTGTCCTCTTGCTGGGGTATATAGACCCATCTTCTTTAGCCTTGTATCATCGCACAGAGGCTTTAGTTTTGGTGCCTGATAAACTATTGGCATTGTTGGATATAGAGCCTCCAGAGCACCAATAATGTATGTAGGAGTGAGGTCTACGCCATGCACTCCCTCACGAAGTGTGAAAGACTCGCAAACAATCAAATTAATGTTGGTGTCGAGTAACTCATCCCAATGAAAATCGAGAAAACCTTCAAGACCACGAGCAATTTGCTTTTGCCAAATAAGCTGTGGGGCGGAAGTGCCATCAACAGAAATAAGAGCAAGACCAGTCGTTCCTCCGGGGTCAATCCCTAGTATCCTTACCATCTATATTCTCCTTCCAATACTCGTATGTTGTCTGATTTTGTTTTAGTGCACGCTCCGTTTCTCTTTGCATCACAAAGCGATAACACTCCATAGCAAGTTTATCTCTTGAGCCACCTTGAACTTTTCTGTCATAATGGAACATTAGTGCTTGCTCGTCTTTTATTACATCTTCATACTTGGATGCCAGCTTAAATAGGTCAGCCAATGTTTCTCCAAGTGCTAGGTGAGTGGTTCTCTTCGACTTCCTTCTTTACATCAGGGCTTTCATAAAGCCTGATGATATGGATGCAAGGGTCGCCCTCTTCCCATTCTTCTTCTTCTTGCACAGATGTAGGCAAGCCGTCATGCGTATAGCAAACGGCTGGACCACACCAGTTGTTCTTGATTCCTATTTGAATCCATTCATTGTAATCCATTATTTTACCTCTCTGATATTTTTGCTAATAGCACTTTGGCTGATGCCAGTAATCTTGGCAACCATGCCCTGTGAAGTTCCAGAGCCAACAGCATCGTGGATAAGCCTGTAATCAGTATCACCATCGGCACGACTATAAAGAATATTCCTGAGTATATCAAGAGTTCCAACATTTAAATTACCTCCTGTTCTATCATGCTTTCCTAACACCCTGCTTACTGTTGTGTGGGACACAAGCCCATTTGTTATTGCTGAAATCTGACGGGCTGAGAATACCTTGTATTTAGCAAGCCTCATAATTGAATCCATCAGCATTTCCCTGTCTATGTTCTCCGCATTATCTCTAATCCAGATTGCCTCATTCAGTGCTTCGGCAACATACATATCTCTTGCTCTATTCATTTGTAATCACCTCCAAATATGTCTTCTGATTTTCTACTACTTGTTGAACACGAGCCTGTGAATAAAGTGCTTGCACCATCTCATCAAACTCACGCTTCCTCTTGTTATTGAACTTCTTGTATGCCTCTTCGTATCTCAACTTACCTCCCTTGTCAATGATTAGTGTTTCTAGTTTGTCTACATCTCGTTGCCACTCCGAGGCTGAGATTGCTCCTGCCATCTCCACGAGATTCCAGAACCAGTCTTCTGAGTAGTAAATGGCAGTTATCATGTGCTGTTCGGTTACCTCCTCAGACCTGTCATACATTGCTAGTAGCACTGCACACTTCCAGATTGACAAAGCAAGTCGCTGGCGAGATGGCTCAATAGAGTCCTTCTCCTTGTGGTTCTCAGCCCAGTTACCCATCTCCCACTTGAATCGGTTGAACCTCTCAAGTGCTTCTGTGGTTAGGCGGATTGGTCTTGAACCTGAGCCACCCTTCTTCTGCCAGAACATAACGCTCTCAGAGAGTTGCTTAATCATAGACTCAAGAACCTCGTCACGCACAACTACTTCATACTCGTCAGCCTGTTGGATATCTTCTGATTCCTTGGTGCGAGGTGGAGTTGGTGCTGTGACATAGATAAAACGAGCCAAGAAACCACTTCGGAAGTATTCAGTAGTGAGAACATCAGCAGTCTTGCTGGTGATGCCCATTAGATACATGATGAAGTTAGTTTCAGCACGCTCAGTCTGAGCCTTGCCCTTTGATGAGCGAATGGTCACAGGAACATGACCATCATATAACTCGGTGAAACGCTCAGCAGCCGAAGCCATGTAGGTCTTGTTGATAAAGTCTTTGAACATACCCTGAACTTCATCTCGGTGCAATAGGCTAGTCTGCTTGTCACGCTCTGCAAGAATGGCTGTAAGACCTTCTGGTGTCGCATCAGAACCAATGTCAATCTGGTATCCAGAGAACTTCTCGAACTGGCGAACAGCACGAAGCATTAGGTTACGGCTAGTTGACTTACGAGTAAGCGTAGTTTCACCTAGCACCATGAACCAGAGGTTCAAGCCCATCTTACCAAACTTGGGCACAGCGTAGCCAATGTCAGAGAACACGCAAGATAGCAGAGTGAACGCACTGGCAATCTGATACTGGATAGCACCATCGGTTTTGCTGGTTGCCCAGTTCTTGTATTGGTCAATGAATGTTGGGTTGTTTAGAACAACCTTTCGCTCTGAATCAGATAGGAACACTGGCTTAGTTAGTTGAATGTCTGGCTCGATGTCAGATAGGTCAATCACCTGTGCGACTTCACCACTCTGGTGAGATACAGCAGCACGCTGGACTTCACGCCACAGGTCGCCATCAGCATCGGAACGCTTCGGGCGATTAGGTGAGTGATACTTATTGCACTTAGCCCCACGAGCAATCACGAAGACTTCTTCGGCAGTTAGACCCTGCTTGAACAAAGCAATCTCCAACTTCCAGAGCAGTTTGCTCATGTCAGCGTTAGCATCAGGCTGGTTCATGTAAAGACCAACAATCTCTGGGTTAGACTGAATCTTGCCCATAGTCTTGATTAGGTCAGGGAATCCTGCTGGCATTGGCTCTAGAGATAATTCACGGATAGGCTCGACCTGAACATCACCATAAGCCTGATTGAGTTCATCTATCGAGTAGACAACGCCAGTTGTAGTCGCAGTGATTGCGTAGTTCACGCCTTCCTTGCGGTTCATGGAGTTAGGGATGCGAAGTAGTTTAGTGGTGTTCCAACCAGACTTGTCACAGCCTTGGTGTGAGTGTGCGTAGGCAATCTTCTTAGCCAGCAACGCAGCAACCTGTGGGTCAACCTCTTTATCCAGCATCCAGTAGCAGTGCCAGCGATTAGGCGAGGTCTGCACTGAGATGGATGGCTCTACGAAAAAGTTCTCTGGGGCACAGGTATCAGCATCTGAATAGATAACATGAACAGTCTTAGCGTTCTCTTTGATACGGCGTGGTGCGTTAAAGAGAATCGGTGAGTAGTAAACATCATCACTTGCCTTCTGTGTGGCAAGTGCGACCATAGCATCCTTCTGCTGTGGGTATTCGAAAAATTGCTGGTCTGTGAGTTCTCCAGTAACGCCACGAGTAACGACTGTGACTAAGCCACGAGAGTCGCTGTAAATAGCATCTAGAAAATCACCTGTCTTCATATATCCTCCTTTGATAATAGTTTATTTATTCGCTGCCCCTGCTGGATTCGAACCAACAACCTTAGAGTTAACAGCTCTCTGCTCTGCCATTGAGCTAAGGGGCAATGGAGCCACTTACAGGACTCGAACCCGTCACCTACGCATTACAAGTGCGTTGCTCTACCAGATGAGCTAAAGTGGCATTGTGCCCCGGCTGAGAATCGAACTCAGACTACACGCACAAAGGAGGAGAGCGAAGCGTGCAACGCCAGTGGGGGCGTGTGGCAGTGATTATACAGGATGCCAGCCTGTGCCCATTCTGGTATTACCAGACATCTCCAGCGGAAACATGGGTCGCTCCGATGGAAGCCATGATAGCAGTGACCCCAGCAGCAGCGGTAGCAGCATCAAAGCCTGATACCTCGTTGCGGTCATTGCCGTCTTGGTCTTTCCCCACCTTGACACGCACGCCGATTGGCTTGCCTGACAAATCCTGTGGGGATGGAACTACGAACTCGCCAGCGGTTAGGTCGTAACCCAGTGCCTTGAAGAACGCTTGGGTCTTCCAGTAGTCGCCAGCCTTGTAGAGAGCGACATAGCCGAAGACTCGGCGGTTCTCGCTTGGTCCATCGCTGATGCGGAACTGGATGTTGAAGCGAGGCTTACCCTCGTTTGGCCCCGACTTCACAGTTTCCTGCTTTACATCGAAGATGGTTGCGTTGTAACTGCCAGCCGGGATTACCCCGTAGTCGCCAGTTGAATTCGAAGACAAGTCTTCGGCTGTGAAATTAAGTGAAATACTCACTATTTACTACCTCCTTGGTTGATTAGTTCGATGATACCCTTCATCGTTGGCTGGTAAATCTTTGGTGGCAAACCAAAGCGGTTCTTGGTTACAAGACGCTCCGACTGACCGACTACCAGCACACGCTGAGGACCCTCCTCAGTGTTCTCCACGCCAAGATATCCTACGATGTCTGGAATGGAAGGCAATGTGCTCTTGAACGAGCCGGGAAGCATAGCGGTGGTCTTGATTGCACCAGTGCTTTCATCCTTGTCGTCTAGAGCGTGAGCAATCAAAATGCTTACGAACGGAGCAGTGTGCATCGCTCGGAAGATTTCGTTTGCCCAGTTCTTCAAGTCGCCCCACTTGGCGAACTTGTTGTTCTGGTTCTCTGGCTTCTCACCAAAGAACTTCTCGGCTCGGTCCATTACTACACCAATCGTGTCAATGATGACAGTCTTGTATTTGGACTTACCTGATAGTAGCCACGCAGTCACCTGCATGAACTGCTCGTGAGTAGTAATGCTGATAACATCAACATTCTTGAAGTCACGAGCGATAGCAGATGCTCCGCCTTCAACATCAATGAGTAGAGTTGGCTCATAACCAACGACCTCTGAGATTGAACCAGCAAGCGCCGTAGAGCAAGATGCTCTTCGGTGCGTTTAGGGCTTCCGCCTTGTGGATTAGTTTCATAAACGGCAGTTCTGGGAACTCCGTAGTAGTAGTTGTAGTAGTGATAGTTTCCTCCTAGATTCTATTTGTTGTTTTGTTGTGAGATGAACATTATACCACACATATTAGAGTTTGTAGTCAAATATGTTTTGGCGTGTCTAAATGCCAATGTTGCACTTGTAGCAGTTAGGATTGTTCGGGTAACTTTCTGGATGTGAACCACTTTGTAGTTCGCTCCATAGAGTTTCTAGTCTAGACCACAGAGCCTGAGCAAAGTCAGGGTTGTAATCTACTCCATAAGACCAGATGTCATTTTCATAAGTGCCATCTCGATTTATGAATACTAGAGTAATTCGGTCAACTGGTGTGCCAGAGTTGTTTAGACCCCAAGCATACAGTTGAGCCTGACCAACATACTTCTGAAGAGTATACTTGCTCTCTTCATCGTCTTTCAGACCAGCCACAAGATTCTGCAACTTCTTAATCTTTGCACGAGTGGTTGTCTTCCAGTCAAGCAACTGACGACTATTTGGTAGCACAAGGTCTGGCTTGGATGATACTGTGCCGTAGTTTGGCAACTCTCCAAGTGTAATCTTCTGCTCTACAATAGCATCCTTGAAAGCCTCTTCAGGTGTCTTAGAGATAGCATCCTCCAAGAAACTGTGCACAGCCGTTCCAATCTTGCCACCCATCCAATACTTCTGTTCAGCCTGTGGCGTGCCCATAAGTGCGTGTGCTAGGTGCTTAGTGCAAGGGTCAGAAATCTGACTTGCTCCAACCTTGTGTTGCTTGTCACGCTCGGTTTGTAGTTTGAATAGACCTGCCGTTAGTTCTGAAACTTTCATATCATCAAAAGTCATCATCAAATAAACCCTCCTCTTCTTTCGTGAAGTTAATCCCACCCCAGACTCCCCATTGCTGGTCGTCTGCTACTGCGTAGTCATAACATAGTTTGATTAGTGGACAATTATAACACAGTTCCTCTGCTTTGTCAACTGACACGCTCTGTGGCTTGTCGGTGTAAAGTTCCGGTCCAGCAATCATACAAGGTGTTGTATGCTTAGCCATTCCATCAAGTAGTTCGCTGTGTGCTCTTGCTGCTTCCTTTGACATTGTAGCAGACAAAAGAAACTCTGTCAAGTTAGACTTATCTTTTCTTGGTCTTGCTACTCCACCATTCTTCTCCTTGTTCTTCTGATACTTCTCCTTGGCATACTGCTTGCGACATTCTCTACACACACGAGCATTGTCATAAGCACGAATGAATGTGTTCTCCTCGGTGAACTCGTGACCCTTGGAACAATGAGTGCCACGAGGTTTCTTTTTGAATTTATAATCTACGATACTAACCACCCTTCTCTATGATGAAGAACCACACTAGGGCAACCATCATAGAAACAAATGAGATTATAAGCATTTTCAGTTCTTTATTCATCTTGCTCCAAACAGAATCCACAACGCTTATACCAGCAACCACAGTCAGGGTCACCACAAGGGTCACAGAAACATTCAGTTATTAGGTTGCCATCTTCATCAAGCATCAGTCTTCTTTCTGCTCAAACGCAAGGCGAGTGATTTCCTCGCTTGCGAGGAGAACCGCAATAGGTGCAGAGGCAGTAATAAGAACACCAACCCAAGCCCTGAAATCAGTAAGACTACCATCCCAGAAAGAAAGAGTGTGAGAGATGTTAGCCACCACAGAAACGAAAGCAAACCCCGATAGACCAAGTAAAGTCCTCCAAACTGACTCTCCACGAGCCTTAAAAACGATTAGTGAAATAGTGTAGGCTAGAATCGCAGCGTCAATAAAGATTGCTGGTAGCCATTGTAGGAAGGCTGGTAAGCCTGTCCAAGCGGATACTTCGTAGATACCACTGAACGATACAGCGAATGATGTAACCATAAGTAGCGTCACAAGACCAACTGCTGTTGCTAGCACCGGAATAGCATCCGGGTTGATACGGCGTGACTTTCGCTTTGGCTCTGGCACAACCACATCTTTTACTCGCTCGGCTTGCTTCTCGGCAAAGTCCTGCTCGATTGATTCCCTATCCATAAACTCATTCTTCCTTTCATCATACGGCTTTTCTACAACTACTGGAAAGTAGTCTGATACATCATTGAAGAACTCTTCCCTATCTTGATAGTCTTTCTCATTCATATATATTTACCTCCAAGTCTTCCTCCATTATGTCATTTATTTTATCACAGATTTCATCATTTGTCAAGTCCTTGTTTGAGAGAACTGCTCTTATTATTGCTATTCTAGCACGAGCCTCTGACATTTCAACCCACTCTGCGTATTCCTCTGGTGAATACTGAGGTGGATAGAGTTGAATGTTTCTAAGCCAAGTCAGGTATTTGTTGATTCCGTCAACATCAGTAGTCTGTGTCAAAGTCGTGTCCCTTCTCTGTAATCTTAATGTATCTTCCCTGCTCAGTTGACACAGGATACTTCATAAACAATGGAGCAATAATCGAAAATGCTATTACCGAAGCACCACCCACGATGGATAGAACTAAGAACCAAATAGCAAACCCTCCTAC